CTTCCATCATAGTAGCTATTGTACTTTTAATTGCGTCTGCTACTTCCTTTGCCGCAAGCGGAGCGTTATCTTTTGCGGAAAGAATAGCAGCATTAGTCATATCAGAAAGCACTTTTGCAGCGTCGCCAATTCTACTTCTTACACCTTCTATAAGTCCTTCAACAGTATACTCGCCAACCTTCTTAAATTCTGTTGACGGCGACGCAATTCCAAGGACTTTTTTTGCGGCATCAAGCATTGCAAGCGCCATTTGCCTTGCAGCCTCAATTGCCTCACTATCATTGCTGAATATTCCAATTGCAGCACCAGCGGGAATATTTGCGCCCATTGCACTTGCTGTTGCTGATATTTGAGATGAATCAATAGCAGAAGATGCAGACACACCTCCTGTTGCAGCGGCTTTTAACTCAGCTATTGATTTTGCATATTCAGATATTGACGTGGCCATTGCACTGAGGTTTTTTGCATGAGAAGCAAGACTTGTCCCAGTAAGTGATTTTGCTCCTTCACCAATTGCGGAAAGTGCAATTCCAGCCTGATACGCATTATCAGTCTTCCACTCACCTTCGAGTGCAGCACGAAGATTGTTAAGTTGCGTGCCTGCCTGACCTATTTTTATGCCGTCGCCAACAGCATCTTTAAGTTGCTTAATAGGCTCTGCATTGAACTGTACACCTTCAAGATCCTTGAAAGCTTTTTTATAACTTGCGATAGAATTAAGGAACGTACCGATGTTCGCAAGTGATTTGCTATCATTAACGGCTTTTGTCAGTTTGTTAAGAGGACTGACAATGCCCTTTAAATTCAGTTCTGTACCAACGGCGGTCTGAATACTTTCAAGCGCGCCAGCAAGTTGGTTAAGACCTTCTGCTGCTTTATTAGCATTGCTTTCAATTGTTAAGCTAAGAACTCCTACATCCGGCATGGTCTTTTCCTCCTCGCTGACGCGCCCGTATTCTTACTGCCCAGATTCCGCCTGCTTTTTTTCCATGGTCTTATTGAACCTTGCGGTCATTGCCTGGAACATAGCCATAGCAAGCTTGGACTGGTCTTCCTGTTGTTGTTTGCGAGCCTCTTCCTTCTTCTGCTCCTCGTGCTTCACAAAGAACGGCTTATCCGGATAATCCGGAAGATTCGCTCCCTTTGTGTTGAAGCCTGCTACGAACAGCGGTACGGCCTGTAGCGCGGCAGCGATGTACTGCCCCATGTACCAGTTATTCGTATCAGCAATCCTCTGCTCGTTTTCGACCCGAAGCTGATAGGCTTTCCGAAATGCTTTCTTCGTTCCGTACTCGCCGTCCCAGAATATGTCATACGGCATTCCGATTGCAAGGTATTGCGGAAGTGCCTCGTCAAACATATCTCCATACGGGGTCGGACTCGTCTGCTTGGACTTCTTTTCTTCCTCTGTCAGACGGTCTCCCACGTAGGGGGTTCGGTTTCCTCTTCGCCTTCAGGCTCTGCCATCAGATCCTCCAGCGGTTTCATGTAAAGCTTGGTTAGGATACCGAGCAGCTCATCCTTATGGCTCTGCTGCTTCCATATCTCCTTGACCTTTTCGGGCATCATGCCCTTGTGATGCATCTGGAACGCACCGAGGAACAGATCCTCAATCATCGTGTGCGGGAAATCAGTGTTCAGCTGGAATCCCCTGCGCTCCATGTTCTTAATCACCCTGGCGTTAAATTCAAGGGTGTACTTTTTGCCGTCCTTATCGGCGATGATTACCTTGGTGAAATCCTTCTCAGTTGTCGCAGCCATTGGCTTGCCTTCCTTTCTCGCCTGACTTGCAGGCACACTTTTTCTTGTTGCCATTGTTTTTTCTCCTTATATAAGTTTGGGTCGGGAGAGAGGCTGTCCTCTCCCCCTTCCCTTACTCATCATCAGGTGGAACTGAACACAACGACCGTGCTGGGGGTGACGTTGATAGTCATACCGACAGCCTCGTTCACGCCGCCGCCATTGATACCAGCGGAAATTTCACCGGTCCAGCTGAACTTCCCGTTGTGACCATCGGGGGTTTCTGCACCGGCGGAACCGGTAGCGCCGAACCATACAGCCATGTGCAGTGTCTTACCTTCCTTGGCAACAACAGCAGCATAGTTTTCGGGGGTGTAATTGGCCCCGAAGCTGAACTCGGAGGTGTCGCCGATGCCCTGGATGTAGACGCGCATATAGTCGGACAAGGAGGTAATATCGATACGATCCTTCGGAGGAATCAGATCCGGGAAGGAAGTGATATCGATAAGTTTGTCAGCCGCTGTAAGCGCACTCGTTGTGGTGCTGCACAGCAGATAAGTCTGATACGTGGAAATACCTTTCTGAGCAGGCATAGTCTTTTCTCCTTTCGTCAGTTATTGAATGTAAAAACGCATGAATGCGTGGGTAGAACCCTAACTCGCAATCATGCGTCTTTATGTTATTCTGTTTCACCGTCAGCTTATACGGTAGATATTTCCTTCTCGGTCTATCTCCGCTTCGTATCTGGCGGTGTATCGGAATATGTTGACGTTGTCGGAATTATCAAGATAATCCCCGCCAACCCTTGTGAAACCCATGGAAATCATTTCGTCGTCCGCTGCATTCAATACGGAACGCGCCTCCGCCTTTGTCTTTGCATATATATCAAGCTGATACATAACCACTGCAAAGTTTTCAATCGGCGTTGAGCTTTGACGTTTTCTGACCGTTCTGTTAGTCAGTTCCATCAGGGATCCTGCAGGGAATGCGGTTGGATCTGGGACATATACACTGACGAACTTTCCTTTTGCACACATCGGTGCAACCTTCCGATAAACCCTGTCAAACACATTGACCTCATAGTCTATCATCAGTACGCACCTCCGCCTGGAAGATATTCAGCAATAATATCTGCACCATTCCTTTGGGCTTTATCCATCAAATCCAATAGCGTGTTATACATAAACGGCTTTGGCGGCTGACCGCCCCTTACAGTATAAAACTTCCCTGTCCATCTGTCCTTATATACCCATCCGCGAAACTGACCGCCCTGTGCGTTCTCAATCATCTTGTACTCTTTAGACGGCCTGTACTTTCCTTTTTTTGAAGGATGGTCGGATGTGCGGCCTTCTGAGCGTGCAACAAGCCCTTGCGATTTTAATACGTTGTAGGCTTTTGAGCTATTGATGCGCGACCCGTCCTGTCTGTAATGGTTTGAAGTGCCGAATCCAAACTCAAAGAACACCGCATAACTGACATTGCTGTAAAGTGGATTGTCTGACATATGGTCGTTTGGATAACCGGCCATCAGATATCCCTCTCCGGACTTTCCGTTAGCCATTTCATATCGGATGCTTCTCAAAAGGTTTCCCTTGTTTGCGCCGTCACCCTTTGTGAAATATCTCCTAAGATTAAGCCTTGCAATCATCACGCCGTCTTTAAGAAGTGATTCGCACAACGCATCCAAAGCCATTTGCAAATCAGTATTCAGATTGCGCACATCGTCAATTGCATGCTGGATTGATTCAGGGTCAAGCGTCATTTTTATTTCTTTAAAAATGATTTTGCCCATCAGTCACAATCCCCTTCAGACCGTACATTCATTGTCAACGGTGTCAGCAAGAAGTGCTACGGACAGAACATTTATGCTCGGACGCACAGCGGTAATCGCATACATATGCCCCTTGTATCGAATCTTCCCATACTCGCAGATATCCGCTTTAGGGTTGTCCATAATAAGGACATGCGAATACCGAATCTCAAGTCCGTCAAACGCCTGTATTGCACTTCCGCTTGGTGACGAAATGTTTCCGGTATAAGTAATCGGATCGCCGTACACAGGCTGCGGAACGCCTGTATGAAGGCCGTTATCGTCAAGATCTGACTCAAGGCCTGTGTACGGCATGTACTCAAACTCAGTGCAGTTTCTCTTCAGCAGCTTCACTTCCGCTCACCGCCTTATCGGATTGCCTGTGCGTATGAGTACACATCCTTCAGCATGGCATCCGGCACGTCAGACGACCCGTAATTTCGGTGGATTCCGTTTTCTATATGCTGGATTTCGCCTTCTGCGCCGCGTTTATTCAACATGTAAACGCATATGTTCAGCTGAATCATCGCATACCGATCAGGGACTTCCAGCCCGTCGTAGTTGTCTTTGTACGGATACATGCGGTTAAGGATTTTCTGAGCGGCGATTTCAAGGTAGGCTTCCAGGATGCCTTCGTCCGTATCGTCCCCGTCCATCATCCGGCGGAGCAAATCGATTTTCTTTTCGTTGGTCATCCTGATCATCTCCCTTACTCGCTGATCTTTTTGCGCCTCGTTCCTGAGGACGCACGTGCCTTCGTTTCCGCCTTCGGCTCTTCCTTCGCAGGTTCTTCCATCGCCGGAACTTCAGGCACTTCCGCAGGCTTCTCAGTCTTCTTCGGAGTTTCTTCCTTTTCGGGAATCTCCTCACCGGCGCGATACCACCGGCCGTTCACCTTGATGTTATGAGTCGCAATCATGGCGAACTCCTTTCATATGAAATCTGTCCCGGGCGTCCGAACACAGACGCCCAGGATTATTCATCAATAAACCTTCAGCAGGGCAACCTCGTCCATGCGCTCGTAGCTGGGCAGCACGATCTCGGAAGCGAAGGTGTTCAGGTTCACGGGATGCGGGTCGAGGATCTGAGTCACAGCGACGCCGGTCTCGACAATCTGAACGGAGGCGATGCTCTTGCCCATCAGGTCAGCTTCTTCGGGAGTCGTGCCGTAGCAGGTTTCTCCGAGAGCGCCGGTTGGAACCAGGGCCACATAGCCGTCCGGTACGAACTTCGCAGCGACCTTGCTCTCGTTCCTGTACTGCTTGTCGTACAAAACGATGCCGTCCAGGTCGTTGGTGTCCTTCAGGATCTGAATGATTTCAGCATCCGTCAGGTAGCCGAACGCAGTGCCGGACTTGGTCAGGTAGCGGTTCTTGATGTTGGCATTCGTCCGCAGGTTCTTGAAGGTGTTCTTGTTCATAATCATGATGCGCAGATCAGAACCGGTCTTCGCGGCAATCGCATCCTTCGCATCCTGAATGTCACCAAACGGATCAGCGGTGGCGGGGGCATTCCACTTCGCAGTGTCGTCTGTCAGCTCAAAGTAGTTGGAAGCCCTCCAGGATCCATCCGGGTCGTAGTTGTAGGTGTAATCCACACCGTTCGCAGTGATGGTGATGCCGACGTTACCGTTCTTGGCGAACAGCAGCTGCATCCTCTCACGCTCACCAACGACCAGAGCGCCTTCGATCAGTTCACGGGCGTCATCAAAGACGCGGGCAATCGCGGCGTTCACATAGGGGTCATTGGCACTCTGGGCACGCAGGATATCCTGACGATCCCGTTCCTTAATCTTAAAGCCTTCACGGAAGAACGGCATCTCGGTTTCGACTTTCTCGACACCGATCCGATCACGGAAGGTCGCTTTCGCATCAAAAGCACTGGGCATCAGGGATACCGGAATGCCCTTGCTGCCTTTAATCCATTTCAGATCCAGACCAGCCTGCTTACGGGCGGGGAACAGACCTTCGCCCAGGTAGGGAATCCGGTTGCTGACATTTTCAGTCCAGTTCGCACCGATGGCGGCAGGACTAAACAGTCCATCAAACAGCATATTGGTTATCTCCTTTCATTTTTTGTTTCTTGTTATGCCTGTCAGACGGGCCACTGCACATGCCTGAGCAGGTGACCGCATCCGACTCTTACGTCCGCATAAATCCGAATCCCGCTTGCCCTGCACAGGGAGCAGAAGTACAGGTCTTCACTCAGCATCCCACGGTTCTTGTCCCCGTAATTCACCCAGTCGTACCACGGGTACTCGAGTTTACGGAACACTTCCGTTCGGATCAGTGCACATCCCATACCTCCGCCATGAACCTCAATCTTCGACGTCACCGTACTCAGTGCCATCTCATTCAGTTCCTCAGCGGTATACTCGGATTCCAGCGGATAGTGGTAATACTCGTTGCCGTCATCATCGTACAGTTTGCAGATGCATGTCCTGCCGTGATAAAGGTTGTCAGTTCCCCTGTGAGCGTAGAAGCCAAGGTTGACTTCGTGTGCGTCCTCAAGAAGCAGTTTCAGTGCATCCTTCGGAAGCACCACGTCGTTGTCGACCATCAGCACATAATCCGTTTCCAGATCAAGCGCCTTCTGAGCAATCTTGTTCCGTGCCGTAGCAACGTCATAGCCACGCACGGATTCAAACAATACTTCATGCTCGTCCTTATCCAAATCCCACAATGACTTGTAGGTGTCAGGATAAATCGTTTCAAATGTAGGAACTGCAACGAGTATTCTCATCGGTTACCTCCCGATCAGGTAGCCCCGGTCGCACCCTGCTGAGCGCAGATGTTGGTACGGAACACAATGCCGGGAAGCGCTTCATACAGAGCGGACACATAGGTCACAGTGCTGTGAGCCTGCGCCTTGGTGGCGTCGATAATGCCCTGCACAACGGCAGCACCGTTCGGATTCTTGGTGGGATCCACATCGTACAGCAGGATACCGACAGCACCGGAACCGGTGGTGGATTCACCCGCAGCAGTCAGGGGCGTGCCAGCCTTCAGAACGCTGCTACCGGCCACTTTAACCGGGATCGCCTGGAAGTCCTTGCTGGCCAGAATTTCAATCGTTCCGGCATAAGCAGTCTTGGCAAAATTCATACCTTTTTCTCTCCTTTCACGTTAGTGAATAAATATTTCCTATCGGTCAGACTGACCGATTTCAGTCTCACCGCATATAGGCACTCATGGCTTTCTGAGCCTGTTCGTTCTGTGCGTTCCGAGCCTTGCCGATTTCAGCGGCGCGCTTGATCGCCTGTGCCTCCGGGCTGTTGCTGTCCGCTCCCGCACCGGGACCTGTGATCTTCCCGTACTCAAGCTTCAGTGCTTTTTCCTTCGCCTGCCATGCTTTCTGAATCTCAAGCAGGGCATTGTCAATATCCGATGCGCCGTACAGATGATCCGCAAGATTGCCTGCGGTCCCTTCATCAAGACCAAGCTTCCCCATCACGGACTTTACGGTATCCGCCCGGGCAACCTGTCTTTCAAGCTCGGCAATGCGCTTTGCCTGTGCCTCCTCCGCCTCTTTTTTTTCGGAGGCGTCAATCTGTTCCTGGGTCATCTTGCTCCGCAGTTCTTTCCGAAGGTTGCCCGCTTCGCTTGTCGCCTTGTCGAGCGACGCTTTTTGACGCGCCATTTCAGCCTTCAGACGGGCGATTTCAGCGTCCTTTGCGTCAGGCGTGCTGTCAGTCCCGTCTTCCGCTACATGGGCGTTTATGGCCCCTTCTGTGCCGTCTGCTGATACGTCTGTCGTATCTGCCACATCGCCTGCAGGAGCGGAAACGCTTCCGCCCATTCCGGCATCCCCGGCAGAACCGCCGTCGCCCGCGCTCATAAAGAACTTCGGACCCATCCAGAAACAATTCCGATTACGAATCATGCTCATACTCCTTTGCGTTTTTTACCGTGCTTCTCTGCACCTGTTTATTGTGCGTTTTAACGTCTTCTCTGACGGTTCGCGTTTTAACGTCTTCTCTGACATTTATTTCAAACAGCTTTACGCCGTCTAAAACCTTTACTCAATCGGTTTCAGCATGCACCTGCATCCGTAGTGAGGTTTCGGCGGGATCTCGTTTATCGGGAATTCCATGCCGTGCAACTCATTACATGCGTGGCATGTCCGCTCGTCTTCCTCGGTTATCCACTGCACCCGTTTCACACCTGCATCCTTAAACGCCTGCACAACAGCCTCGTCCGTGAACTCGATGGCGTACTGCCCGAGCTGCTTTGTCCAGTCCCGAAGCCCCCTGTCAATCAGCCTGTTCCTGTCCTGCGATACTTCCAGCTGTTCGGCGAGCCTGTACGCTTTCCGCTCCGCCTCGCTTGTAAACCTGTACAGTGTTACGAAGTCCGTCTGGTCGAGGATCTTGTCCACCCACTTCATGGTAATGGCTTCGTCTGCCATCTTCTGGGCTTTCTTCATATCCTCGCCGAGCATTATCATGGCAAGGATGTACGCCTCGAACGCAACCTCATAGTACCGCCTGCGTGCCTTCTTCACGCTCGTCCTGTACACTGTCACGACCGTGCGGATGATGTTTACCCTTTCCCACTTCGCCATCTTCAGCTGACCGAACGCTTCCACGCTCTCACGGTCCATTGCCTTGATAGCCTTGTCACACGGCTGGTAGTAGTTCAGTTCGCTTCTTTTCATGCTCACCGCCTGAACCCGATGCCGTTATCACGCCGTGCCTTGTTGGCGCAGGACAGGGAGTCGTAAATCTGCTTGTCATCGTGCTTTTGGAATCTCTTCCCGCACACGGGGCAGATTGCCCACTTGCCCTGTGACGAACCGCTCCCGCCTCCTCCACCACCGGAGGATTCTTCATCACCCGCAGCCGCTACGGCTTCCGGGCTTGTCGGGTTCACGGTGTCGTTCTCGTCAAGTGGCAGGCCTTCCGTAACGCCGTTCAGCCTGTCCAGTTCATCAGCCAGTTTCTGCTGATAATCGTCATATATAATGGCGTCGCTCTCAGGATCCCTGCTCAGATGGCTGAATGTGAACGCCTGGATTGCAGGCATACCGCTCGTCCTCAGCGTGCTGAAGCTTTGTGTCTTCACGAGCAGGTCCTCGTAACTCTGCCGCCAGAACTTCGGCTCAAGGTCGGAAATCTTCAGCCCTTCAAGCACATTGCGCTGGTCACATATCTTCAGCACGACCTTGAGGAACTCCGTTTCCGCAGCCTTCCACATTGCCTGTGTTTCCTGCATCCGCGCCTCGGCATCCCACCAGCCGTTTTTCATAATGACCGCGCCGTTATTACTGCTATCGCCCGTGTTTGCGTCGCCCTGGCTCGGCATACCTACAATCCGCAGGATCTGCTGATACATATTGTCAATCAGCGTCTGCGTCTGGCTTTGGTCGAGCTGTTCATTCAGGTAGTACAGCTTACGTCCGCCGTTCGCACCCTGTGACGCAGGCAGTTTGATCGCACCAAGATCTTTCAGTTCAAGGAAGTCCTCCCTGCTGATGTCAACACCGTCGAACACCATCAGTGCCTGGATGAACTGATCCACGCCGTCAAGCCTGTTGCTCTGTGTAAGGTTAATGGCGTCCAGGAGCGGCACGACAGGCTCAAACGCACCCATATAGTTCGGGTTACACGGGTATTCAATCAGGTTGACCATTCCGAAGTTGTGCTTCTCCTTCGCAATGATCTTCATTTCCTTGTCCACACCGTTGATGACGTACTTCGTGTTCGGCGTGTAGACCGTGTACTCCGGGCTTTGGTTGTTTTCTTCCTTGAACACGTACGTGACGCCCATAAGCACACGCTTCGTGAAGTCGCTCCTGCGGACAACAAACGTGTTTTCGCTGTCGAGCACGTACATCTCGAAAGGCGCTTCGTCAAGGAACTCTTCCTGTGCGTTGTTCTGATTGTGGATGGCAAGCCTGTACGCCACGCCACAAGTAAACATCTCATGGGCCAGGGTCAGATCCTTTGTCTGCTTGCCTTCACTCAGCATCATGCTGTTGACCGCGGCAACCTTCTCTGGGATTGTAACCTCGCCTTCCGGCACTTCCTCACGTACGCCGCTCGCACGGCTCACGTACTGGATAGGCTCTCCGGCAAACTCGGAAGTCTTGAACGTCACAATCTGGTTGGCGATATTCACGACAACCTTGTTATTCACCTCGGCGTTGTAGTTCTTCTTACGGAACAGCACAGGCTGTTGCCCCCGTACATACTTCTTGAGGAAGATTTCCTCACGCCGGTTCATCTCATGAATAGGCAAAGCTTTCGTCAGCACTTCAATCACGTTCTCATCCGTGATCTCCTCAGCCGAGTTAAAGATCTGCCTTCTCCCGCGAAGGTTTTTTGACATTTCAAGATCTTCAGGCGTCAAACCGACGGTAACGTCGTAAACCTCAAGACCCATACCGCTCACCTCCGCTTCGTAAATGTAGAAAAAGACGCTGAAAACGATCTCTCGCAATCAGCGTCTTCCACTGTCCCGCTGGTGTCGGTTCCGTTCGCCCCGTAAATGTGGTCGAAAAGAAAGCGGAACAGTATCCTACGAATGCATTATATAGTGCATATCGTAGTTCTGTCAATACTAAATGTCGTATGCGTAAAAAATTTAAAACGGCCTTGAAAAAACCTGCACCTGCCCCGCAGTGAACCACTGGATATAATCTGCAAACATTGCCATACTGTCTGGCGCATCATCGTGCTTTGCTTTCCCGTTCATTGTCCAGCTGCACAGGTTGTCCATGAAGGATCTGTATTCCTTGTCTTTAATCACTGACGGATCCTTGAACAGAAACCGTTCCTTCACGTACGGAGACGCCATGACGATCTTTGTCTCTTTATTCTGCGTCGTGAATTTCGTGGTCAGTTTTGTACGCCCACCACGCCGTTTTACCTCTGCCTGCACATCCTGGGCAACCCTGCCGCCAGCACTGTTGGACTCAAACCGTCCCATATGAACATTATGTTCCAGGAGCTTTGACACAATCTCTGCTTCTACGACTTCCGGATTCGCATTGTTAAACACCACGTCTTCCACGTAGAAGTCCTGGCCGTACTGATACGCAATAGGCATAGAACAATAGTCTGCACCTTTGTCTTTTGTATCACACACGCACAAGATCGCATCAGGTTCCCTATCAGGCAGTTCAAAGTACCGTCTCAGTTCATCCGGATGATACAGCAGGCCTTCTCTCTCAATCGGCTCGTTCATGTACAGCGCGCGCCATGACACATCGTCCATAACTTTCCGCTGTTCATGGTAAAACTGCGTGCTGAATCCTACGCCAAACTGATAGTCGAAGTTGCTCTCATCATTCTCATCCAGCGCAGGCACAGCAATAAACTCAGCCCTGTTGTTTCCTTCATATTGGCGTTTAAGTCTTCCAAGTATATCTGCCACAGCCCACCTTGTCGCAACGTGAAGTTCCTTGCAATGATCTCCAATCTTTCTCTGCCGAAGGTCTGTAGTGTAGATTTCCCATAGTTTGTCCAGTCGTTCTATACTCAACGCAACCTCCAACCCACTGATTAAGTCGTCGCAATATAGCAGACGCATGGCACGATACAGACCTGCATTCCCAGAACCTATACTTGTAAACTCAAGTGTTTCAAATCTTTTTCGTTTCCCTAAATCTATCCGATAATCCTTTGCATTTGTGTTTGTAACGTTCACGTCCGGAAACACGTCATGCCACAGATATTCTCCGTTCGGATCAAATATCCTCAAGCACTCATCATATACACCACGTACAAATGCGTTACTGTGCGATCCAGTAAGATCCGGTTCTTCCGGCCATTTCCCCGCCACCCATGTCAACAGGAAAATTGCCAACGTCGATTTTCCAACACCTGGAGGCAGACTGACCCCAAGTATATCAAGTTCGTCGTCCATTAACCTTTGGAACGCATTCACAACCTTCAGAAGTTTTTTCCTCCTGGGAAGATAAAACCGCTTCCTCGGCTCTCTGTCCCGCTCAATGTACTGGCAGTATGCGTCAAAGTCCACACGTGCATCCGCAAGCAGGCTCTTGTAGTACGTGTCGTTCATTATCTCAAGAAACCGCGTGTCCTTCGGATGCGCTCTTCGGATCTCATTGCTGATCTTTCTCCGAAGTTCCTTATTTGCTTCGTGCATCCCTGGCTTCCCATTCTGTATCCCTTCATACAGAATCGAAAGAGCGTCCCTGTATATCAGCGGGTCATAAGGCCGTAACTCTATGTTCCGCCGTATAATCTTTAACTCGTCCATACCATACCTCCAGTAAAAAACGGGAACAAGCCTTTCGCTCATTCCCGCAATCATGCGTGTTCATTATTCGCTTAGTATCTCGTCCGCCTGTGACTCTCCATCATAGAACGCTTCCCATGTATCACACTTCTCCGGATCACAGCCGTCCTTGTACTCTTTGCACAAGCCCGCGTATGCACACTCGCCTTCATGCCTGTATACGTCGTCTCGCTTCCAGAAAACAGGAGCATCATTTCCCATTGCGATTGTCTCCGCCGTCCTTCCAGTAATCAACAAAGTTGTTGTACGCCTTATCCCCATCGTGCCACGCACTTACAAACAACCCTAACAGAATTACTATCAGCACAGCTAACGCAATCACGCCCGCCTTATCCCCAAGGTCTGTGCCTATCCAGTACACTATGCCTATCAGCAACAGTAACTCAAGCATCAGCACCACCTTCCTCTGTACTTTCGTTGATGCTCTCTGTCATAAGGTTCTCGTATGCTATCGCTGCCTCACGCTCACATGCGTTCACCAGTATATCATATATCGACATCCAGTCACGTATCTTCAGCACACCGTTATCATACAGTTCATTTATCCGCCTGATCAGCTGGTCACGCTTCTCTTCGTCAATCGCCTCGTTCAGTCGTTCTTCCAATCACATCACCCCAACATATTCATCAGCTTTTTCAGTTTCTCAAATACCGGCCAGTACGCAGACGCCTTCGCATCCTTCCACGCCGTGTACTCCTCGCTGAACTCCACCGCAGGCTCGCTCCCGTTCTCAGCCAGGAACGCATACAGACTGTCCTTCGATACAGTCAACTCCAGCGTGTCATACTCCTGGGCCAGCACGTACAGGATCTCACCGCCGTTATCAACCTCAGCTTCCGTTACAACCGCCCACGCACCAGGGCACGCCATGACTTCCTTCGCCTTCATTCCA